CCAATTTTTCTAAAATATATTCACTATGTTCAACTCTATCTTTAATATTTGAAACTTTATTAGCAATAGCAAAACTAGAAGCGTGCATCATAAAACAAGTATAATCATGGCATATTCTTTCAGTACCGCCCATGTAAAGAATGAATCCGCCTGAATTGGCATTAGCTAAGGCAATTGTTTTTACAGGACAGCTAATAGTTCCCATAATATCAGTACCGACTACTGATTCGTGAAGTAATCCGCCATTGGAATTGATAACAATATTAATAGGGAGTTGAGCATTTTCTTCTTGAAGTTTAATTAAATTAGCATAAAGGGTTTCTACTAAAGAATCGTCAATATTCCCATTTATCCAAATTTCTCTTTTCTTTAATCTTTCCTTAAATGTTTCTAATTTTAGTTTTTGAATTTCACTTGTTTTGTCCATTTGGTTTTTCCTTTAAATTTAGCTTATTTAAGTTTTGCAAAATTACTTTTATTGGTTTTTCTAATTTATTAATTTTCTTTTCTAAATTTGTTAAAGATAAAGCTAACATTTTTTGATTATTAATTATTTTCTGGATAATATTTGCTATTTCTTCATAGTTTTTTAAATGAACTGCATTATGAGCTCCGTAACTTAACTTTTCAGAAGGGTTCTGATTAGGGGGAGCAGGTAAGTTTATATTTAATAAAGATTTTTTTATGGTTTCTTTCCCGGCCATTTATTTCCTTTCTTTACGCAATCAAGACACATATAAATATCTTGTCTTTTCATAACTGCTGGTCTTATTTTCCATTTCCCATCTATTTTTATTACCTTTGCTGGTCTAATCGGTAAAAGTCTAATCTGGTGTAATCCTTGAACAGTAGGTGCTCCGCAAAGAGTGCAATTAATAATAGGAACGGCTATTATTTCATCGTGTTTTAAGGAGCTTTTCTTTGGTTGCAGCTTCATTTGTTTTCCCTAAAGGTTTTACAATGGGTTCTGGTTCAAGGGATTCTAAATACCAAACTTGTACACAAGTTTTATCACCAACAGCATAAGCATTCCTGCCATTAAGAAACCTTCTCTTATTGTCTATTGTTTTTAGGAAATCGTTGACCTTTTCGTCAAATTCTTCTACATCTTTTGGAGTAGGTGAAGATTTACTTATTAAAGTAAAAAGATTTAATTGAGCCTTCACAGTTTTTTGAGCCTGTGGTGGCATTTGTATTGGACCTGGCATAATTGCTCCTTTCGCTTGACCTATAACTTATACTTTATCTTTATATTATATAATATTTAGGCCAAAAAGTCAATAATTAATTATTCTTCGCTTTCATCTGCACCTTCACCTGGTTTGCTTGTTCCTTCAGGTGGTTTTTTGGCTTCAGGAGTACCCGTATCTGGTTCTCTGCCTATTGCATCTTTAATTGGCATTAAGCTGTCATTTTTTGAACCCAGTAAGTAGAATTCGTTTGCCCATTTTTCATCAACTGGTAATAATCCCATTTTCATTCTTGCTTCATTAAATCTGTAAAGTCCTTTAGAAAATCCTGATACGGTATCCCTTCTAGTTGCTTCAGATTCTTCTAAACCTGCTCCTTTAAAGTCTATTTGCCAACCTTCGATTTTCTTTCCTTCTTTGATTATTTCTTTAGTAAGTTTATTGGAAATTAATTTTCTTAAAGGATAGACCGTAGTATAATAAAAATTCCTTTTCGTTTCAGTCATTGTAGCTCTATTTGTTCCTTCAGGAAAACCTATCATTGGCAAAGGAACGCCGAATTGACCTGCGGTTAATTTTAAACCAAAATCAAAAAGCTGTAAGTAAGACATATCTGCTGGAGTTATACCTAAGGTTTTAATTTCAGCTCCTTTATAAGTAACCATTGGCTTCCCTGCATTATGCGGACCCATAAAGTTCTTTTCAATAAATGCCGATACTGATTCAGCGTCAGCTTCATTAGAATCTTCTGGAAGGATAACTTGAAATGGCGGTCTTCCGCTATTGCTTAAAATACTGATATTGTAAGTCAATGCTCTAAGTATTAATTGAAGCATAGCAGAATTATCTTCTAAAACAGCTCTGCCAAAAAGCCCGCCCTTAACATTTGTTCTTCTAATCTGGCAAACTTCTTCTAGTTTATAAATTACTGATTTAAGGGAATCAGCTGTTCTTTCATATCCTTCCTTTTCTAAAACGCCCTTTTTCTTTTTTTCTACATTAACTAGGATTTTCATTTTAGTAGCATCTAAGTTATAAATCTCTGCTACTTCCATATTTTCAGGTGATTGAGAACTGCCTTTGGTGGGAACTTTTTCCATAAACCAATTACCATATTCAAGGTAAGATTCAATACCTGCACCAACTAAAAGTTCAATGGTTTCATCTGGGTTTGGACTATCGAAAAATTTAATAAGTTTTTTTAAGTCTGATTTTTTAGCGTCTTTTTCTTCCCCTTCAATTTTCTTTATTACATAGCCACCGCCTATTACTGCATCTTCAATTCTATTAGCAGATTGAATTGATCCTGGGCTATCAGTAAATAAGGTATAAAGGGTATCGAAATTTTTAGCGGGATCTACTTTTTTAGCATGAAATTCCGTATTAAATGTCGTAGAAACATATTTTCTACTTCTACCAACTTTTCCGCCAAGCTTGCTTGCTGTTGTGGAAGCCCAATCTTTTTTAGCTACCGACAATGCTTTTCTTACATGTTCATTTGTTTCTTTATTATATTTTGTTCTTATTTCTTGCTCTATATTTTTTCTAACTTCACTAATTTTTTTTTGGATATTTGGACTATTTAAAACGGTTTTTTCTAAAAATTTAGGTATTTTCATAGTCTTTAAATGGATTTTAGGGTTTTTTTAGGAAAATGTCAAGCTCCCAAAAAACCAGAACCAGGAGTCTTTTGAGCTATGTGATAACAAACTCCTGCTACTGCATCAGTAACATCTTTGCTTCCGCCCCTAGGATGGTCAATTTTACTTCCTTTTATTTCTTCCAATTGCTGGCATTCCCTGAAAAAAATAGGATATCTATAATAATCAAGCCGTTTTTCTAAAATAGCTGCCTTCATTGTGTAATATGCTTCGGGATTTCTGTCAACGGAAAGAAGGTCAGCCTTAAAACCTGCGTCCCTTAAAGTTTGGATAGAATCTATACTTTGCCAACCATCAAAGGTTACCAAGCCTATATTGTACCCAATATCTTTAAGCCTATAAATTTTCTTTCTTATATCTTTAAATTGGATTTCTTCCCTTGGGCCAGCGGTAAATTGTTCCATATAATCAATAAAAATTTTAGGTCTTTTTTCCATTTTACCGTCAGGTTTTTTTACTTCTTCCCAACCATTGAATTTACCCATTGCCATTCCAGCAGCATCACCTTTTCCTTCCCTTTGTAACCCTAAGTCAACATGGACAACCCTTCTTTCATTGTCAAAATCTTTACTGCTTTTTAAATTATAAAACCATTCATAGAAAGTATTTGTTTCCTTATTTACCGGATGTTTTCTTTTATCATTTACATTAAAAATAACCGTACTTGGTTCTCTAAAGAAGCCTTGAATTGCCATTGAAGGTTGTGCCCCAAAATCTCTCATTGCTTTTTCAGGATTTTGTTTAAATTCAGGTTCATATTCAACAGGCACCATCGTACCTTTAAATTTTTGAAGGTATTTTCCTAAATCAAACCTTTCACCTGTAAACATATCTTGTGGTAATGCGTCCCATAATGGAGTTCTTATTTTATAAAGTTTTGGGTTTTCATCTTCCCTAAATTTCGTTTCAGCAAAGTCAAAAACATATTTCGGAGAAGTAATAATAAAAAGTTTTCCTTTGTCGAAAAACCTAGATTTCATTCTTTTCTTTATCTGGTTATAACTTTCTTCAGCATAATCTTTTGTTTCAGTAGCAGTATGAAATGAAGCTTCGTCAATAACAGCACCGAAAATATTGTAACCTAAAGGTGCTTCTTCATTAGAACCTAAAGGCAATATAAAAAGATTTTTAGGCAATCTTAATTTTGACTTAATCTTAGGGTCAGGCGGATAATATTTTTGAAACCAAGGATTATTATCTATTCTATTTTTAATTTCACCAAAAACAATATCTTTAGCTTGACTGAATGATTTAGAAATATTAATAAAAGCAATTTTAGTTCCCCTGGCAAATCTAAAATGATTTTGCGGGTTTTTTAAACAAAGAAGTCTGTAAATTATGTATTCAATAGCCTTAGAAGTTAAAAAGGACTTTCCACTTCCAATCCCTGCAATATAAAGAACTTCTTCGTAATTTCCCTTATCAAATACATTAATTAAAATTTTCTTATTATGTTCCCTTGCTTCATCACTTTTCTTTATAAACCTTCGGCTTTCCAGAAATTCCTTCATTGCTACTGGTCTGTGCTGGTATTCCGGGTGTTTTAGGAAGAAGCTCAGGTCTTCTATGTCTTTCTTGTTCGCTGTCATCGTCAAGAACTTTTGCAATCGTGGACTTAAATTCATTTCTTTGCTCCTTTGGTAATGATCTAATTTCGTCAGCGAAAGATGATATTTGGTCTTCTGGGCCAATTGTATCACCAGCCTTAATTACTGATAAACCTTCTACTTCACTAATTTTATTTAAAATATCTACTGCTGTTCTTAAAAAGGTTACTTTAACAGGGCTTCTTTCCTTAGCATTTCTATAAGAAATCATTGCCTGATTATATAAATAATCAAGTTTCGATAAAAGTTCTGTTCTTTTAGTAAGATAATCTTTACTTTCAGCTATTTCTTCTTGGGAAATGTATACAATATCTCTTTTAATAATCTTTTCTTCACAAGGGAAAAAAATAGTTTTATTATCTTTACTCTTAACTCCCTTTTCTAAAATCATGCTAATCCTTTTAGTGTCAAAACCTTGCCTATGGAGTTCTCTGACTTTTTGCCTTCTTAAAACTTCATGGTCAATTTCACCTACAATAACAGGAGCAGTAACTTGGGTTGGAATTTGGATTAATTCATCAATCGGTGACTTTTTTGCCATGTTTGATTAGAAATTCTTTGCAAATAACAATAATACTCTCGGCATTATCATCCTTATTAGCTATTTCTAATGCACTTTCAATAATTTTATATTGTTTTTGATTTAAAATAACTTCAAACCTATATTCTCCAGTTTCCCCTTCACCTAAGTCAACCGGGGCTTCATCAAATTGGTCAAAGTCAAATTTTAAAAGATTTTCCAATCCTTTTAATTCATCTTGTGAATATCCCATCTTATCTTCCAGTTCTTCCATATTATAAGTTTTACCTAAATTATGGATTACTTCTGCTAATTTTAAAGTATCAAGTTCGCCCCTAAGTTTATTAAAATTAATAGTAGCAATCATAGCATCAGGAAGTTTCTTGTCTAAAATAATGACAGGAATTTCTTTGTAACCGAGTTCTTTTGTGGCTTTCCATCTATGTTCACCATCAATAATAATATATTTGCCTTTTTCTTTTTCCATTTCCCTAACAATAATTCCCCCAATTAGTCCTTCTTTTTCAATATTTTTCTTAGTCTGTTCAAATATCCTATCTTCCATTACATTAGGATTATATTTATTAGGCTTAATGTTATCTATTTTTACTAATGCTATTTTATGTTTAAATTTAGACATATTTAACTCTCCTTTCCCAATTAATATCCCGCAACTCCCATAAGCGAGAAAGATAATTTTCTAATTTTTCCCAACGATTAGTTTCCTTTGTTAATTCATCTTGAATATTATTCCTACCCAGTCTCATTTTGTGTCTATAA